CATGGACGTGGACAGCAAGATCACCGGCTACTCCGGCAGCGGCACCATGACCCTCAAGCAGGTCTACACCCGCTTCTTTGAGGTGCTGGAGCAGGCAAAAAGCGGCATCGACAAGCGCTGCACCATCACCACGGCGCTGAAGGACCCCGACGCGGCGGACGGAATGGAGGAACGCTACAGCGTCAGCAACGTTGCGTTCACCGAGCTGCCCTTCATCGGCTACAAAATGGGTCAGGTGAACCAGCAGAAGCTGCCCTTCACCTTCCGTCCCTCCGATCTGCAGTGCCTTGACCGCATCGAGGTGGCGGACTGATGGCGCTGACGGACATTCTGCGTGACCGTGCCGCCCGAAAAGGCGGCTCCGCCCAGGTGGACTGCGGCGAACTGGGCCTTCTGACCGTGGAGGCCCTGTCCCCCGCGGACTGCGCCCGCCTCGCCGGCGACAGCCGCGCCCTCCTCTACGCCGCCTGCCGGGAGCTGCAGCGGACCGGCGAGGCCCTGCGCAGCGAGGGCGGATTGTTCCGACCGGACGAGGTCATGGCTTACATCACCGACGAGGAGGCCGACGCGGCGGCACAGACGATTCTGGAGCTGAGCGGATTGTCCGAAGTCCGACATGAATCCGTGCAGAGTTTTCCGGAAGCCGTTCCGGAAATCCGACCTCTATCCGTGCAGAGCGAAGGGACACAGGGCGGTCTCTCCGCTGCGGAAGATGAAATCCGACCTCGCTCCGTGCAGACTTCGGGAGAGCCGATTCCGGAAAATGGACAAGTCTCACGTGAGTTTTACGGAGCCGGAGCAAATTTTCCGCCGGAGGACCGTGCGGACAGAAAAGCACAAATTATTGGGGAAATGTCCGGCAGAACTGCACAAATTCTTGTGGCGGAAAACAGCGAAGAACACCAAACCGGCGTTTCCGCGGCCCGGGAAAAAAGGGATTTGCACGAAACCGAGTCGGATTTGCGGAAACAGGGAAGAGGCCTTTTGCACGAAACCAAGTCGGAATTTCAGAGGAGCGGCTCCGGTGATCTGCACGAAATCACATCGGATTTTGGCGGAGAATGGGGAAGGATGCTGCACGAAACCGAGTCGGAATCCGGGCGGCTGATGCACGAAATTGAGTCGGAACTCCAGAAAGGACTGCACGAAATCAAGTCGGAAGTGCGGGAAATGCTGCACGAAATGGAGTCGGAACTGGCGGAGCAGGCCGCGGCGCGGCTGGCGGAGGCCCTTCTGCGGGCCGGACAGGTGCGATAGGAGGGGTTTTGGTGAATACTCGGACAATTTTGCTTTGGCATAACAATGGTGAAAGGCGGATCACCTTTACAGTAAATCCGGAGGAGGTGGCGATTTCCCGCCCCAACACCAACCGGGTGCTGCCTCTGGCCATGGGCGGGACCGTCAACGCCTGGGGCGGACGGGGGCTGCGGGAGGTGAAACTGGTCACCTTTCTGCCCGGGGCGGACTCTCCCTTTTTCGGCGGCGAGTCTGCCGAAACCATCCTCAGCGAGCTGCGCCGCTGGCAGGACTCCGGCGATCCGGTGCGGCTCATCATTTCGGACAGCGACATCAACGACGCGTTCCTCATTGAGGACGTGACGGAGATGCTTCGCGAGGGCGACAGGGATGTGGGACTGGCTTTGACACTGCGGGAGTATAAACTCAAGTCGGCCCTTGCGTCTCTGGCCGGGGAGGGAGGCGGCTCTGCCGCTTCCCCCGTCCGTGAAGAGGAGCGGGTCCTTCCCCGGACCTACACCGTCCGCGCGGGCGACACCCTCTGGGGCATCGCCACCCGCTTCTACGGGGACGGCACCCTCTGGCGCGGCCTTGCGGAGCGCAACGGCGTCGCCGACCCGAAAAAATTACAGGTGGGGAGGGTGCTGACGCTGTGAGACTGTATGTCAACGACCAGATGGTGCTGCCGGTCTTAGGCCGCATGGAGCTGCGCAAGACCCGCAGCGAGGCCTGCGCCACCCTCACTGCCGCCCTTTACACCGCGGCGGGCGATACTTACTTCCAGAAGCTGTCCCTCAGCGTGGGGGATGCGGTGCGGCTTCTGGACGATGACGGGCAGGAGGCCTTTCTGGGCAGCGTCCTCTCCCTGCGCCGCACGGCGCAGCAGGTGGAGCTGACCGCCTGTGATCGGGGCGTCTATCTTACCCGCAACGAGCTGACCGGCGTCTTCTGCGGCTCACCTGCCGCCATTGTGGGGCAGGTGGCGGAGGAGCTGGGCATCCCCGCAGGCACCGTGGAGACGGAGAGCGGCTGGAAATGCATCTCAGCCGGCAGCTCCATGAGCGCCTTTGCCATTCTGCGGCAGGCCGTGGGGGAACAGCGGGAGATTTTCATTCGTGACGGCCGCCTCCATGTGACGAAGAGCGGGTACATGGTGTATCCGCTGGACCCCTCCCGTGTGCTGGAGGCGGAGGGAGAGGCCTCCGCCCTGGACATGGTGAACCGGGCCGTGGTGACGGACCGGACGGGCGCGGTACTGGCCACGGCGGCGGAAAACGGCGAGATCAGCCGCTACGGCCGTTTTCAGGCGGTTTTGGCCAGGGACGGCACTGTTCCCGCCCAACAGGCGAAAAACGCTCTGAGGGGCCTTAAAAAGGCGGGAGAGGTGCTTGTACTGGGAAATCTGAACTACCGGTGCGGTGACGCGGTGGAGCTGCACCGCCCGGACTGGGGACTGGACGGCGTCTATGCCGTCACCGGCGCCGCCCACCTGTGGGAGCGGGGCCTGTATACAACAAACCTGACATTGGAGTGGATGCGCGGATGAAAAACGGCAATGTTTACAGTGAACTGCTGGACTTGCTGCGGCCTGAAAGTGCGCAGCAGAGCAGCTGCATCTTCGGTACGCTGACCGGCGTGGAGCCTCTCCGGGTTCGCGTGGGCGGGCGGGAAATCACGCAGGGACTGTTCTATCCTGCCGAAAAAGTGTTTCACGTGAAACAAATCGGACAAAATCTGGCGCTTTTGCCCTGTGAAAATGGGCTGCTGGTGCTTTGCGAGGTGGAGGGAGAGCTATGATGTTTCCTGACTGGGGGACTGCCCCCGAGACAAAAACCGCGGAGCTGCCCCTGTACCGGGACTGGGCCGTGGACTGGGAGAAGGGGTGCTTTGCCCTGAGAAACGGCAGACCCTACCTGATCTCCGGCACCGAGGCCCTGAGAAACTGGGTGCGCTGCGCCCTGCACGGCCAGAGCGTGCGGTATCTGCACTCCGCCCACTCCGGCGAGTACGGCAACAGATTAGAGGAGCTGATGGGGGAGAGCATGGAGCGCGGCATTCTGGAGAACCGGCTGAAAAAGGAGATTCGGGAGACGCTGCTGGTTTCCCCCTATATCACGGCGGTGGACGGCTTTGTGCTGAAGCGAACGGGCAGCCGCGTGACGGTGCGCTTCGCCGTCCACACCCTGTATGAAACACTGGAAGAGGAGGTGCATCTGCCTTGATGTTTACCAAAGAGGCGATTCTGGAGCGGCTCATCGCCGCCTATACCGGCCCCGGCAGCACCGCGGAGGGAAGCTTTGCCGGGGATGTGCTCCGCGCCTGCGCCGACGCCATGGCGGAGCTGTACAGCACGGAGATCGACGGCCTTGAAACGAGGGCCTTTGTGTCCACCGCCACCGGCGACTGGCTGACAAGGGTCTGCGCCGACCGGGGCGTGGACCGAAAAACGGGCGAGAGCGACGCCGAGCTGCGGGAGCGTGCCCTGCAGAAGCTGGCCGCCCGGCCCGCCTCCGGCAACGCGGACCACTACGCCGCCTGGTGCATGGAGGTGCCGGACATTCTCCGTGTCCGTGTGCTGCCCCTGCGCCGGGGCGCGGGCACCGTGGACATCGTGGCGGTGGATCTGGAGGGCACCTGCCCCGCAAACAGCGTTTTGCAGGAGGCGCAGGCCATCGTGGAGGCCAACCGCCCCATCGGCGCCGACGTGCAGGTGCTGGGGGCCCTGGAGGTGAAGCTGGAGGCGGCGGCCGAGGTGAAGCTGGCGGCGGGCGTCACGCTGGAGAGCGTGAAAGCCGCCTTTACGGAGCGTCTCGCCGCCTTCTGCAAGGAAAACGCCCTGCGCTCGGACACCGTCAGCTATGCCAGAGTGCTGAGTATGCTGCTGGACACCGAGGGCGTGACGGACGTGGCGGGATTTACCCTCAACGGCGGCTATGAGAGCATCGCGCTGGAGGAAACGGCGGTTGCTGTGGTGGGGTTCGTGGACCTGGCGGAGGGTACGGAGGAACCGACATGAGAAGAAACAATGCGTGTGAAGTAAAAAAAGGGCTCCCGCACGAGACCAAGGAGGAACCAGTGAAAAGCTTTTCACTGGTGACGGAAATACTGGGAGCGCCGCAGCGCGAGACAGTAGGCGAAGCGGGTCG